GAACCAAGTAATCACTTTGTCCGGCGGATGGTCTGAACTGATTCCCAATCACATCCACAGTATCAAAATCCATGATGTCAGAACTTACTATCTCATCCCGTATCCCTCGGTCTGTTGGAGTGACATCCGAAGTGTACCAGTAAGGCATCCATAGTCTCCGTTCATGGACGATACCCCAAGGTGCGGCGGGCTGATGAATGAAGCCTTTCCCGACTGCTAGTGGTTTATTGACTGTCAGAGTTTTTGATTGCCCAACTGAAACATTAGCGACTTCTAAATTAAAAGTAAATTGATTGGCTGTTGGCGCTCCCGTAACTCTGACTTTTTGATCGGCAAATAAATCGAATGGGCTTGTGCCTGACTGAATGGTTAAGTTATCTCCGGCGGATAGTCCGTGCGTACTGGGTGAAATATCCATCGTTACGACTCCATCCTGTGCGACTGTTGTGGTATCAGTAAGATAAAGCGGTGCGGTGTAAGTACCATTTGGAACTTTGCTGAAGTCCAAGAAATATTCTACCTGTGCCCCCGAAACATTAAATGTTGTAGTTTGGCTAGTTGCCATTTTGACGGTAAACTGGTTTGTTGATGCAGTTTCGATCTGATAGCAGTCATTTGGGTTATTGGTCCAATTCCCTAGACCAGTTAAAGTAACATAGTCATTCGCAAATCGCCCATGTGCCGTGGCGTTTACCGTTATCGTTTGACCACTTTGCGATGCAGATGTGATACCTACTCGTTGAACTTGGGGAGTTGCCTCAAGGGTTGTTTGATTTGTCCGAAAGATATACATCTTGCCGAGTCCCTGAGTCATCTGAACCGGTCCATCCACTGACTCACCGCCCGCCACATACCTACTTTTAAAAAGTGCGGAATCTTTTAGCCTCAAGATTATGCAAGTGGTATCAGTGGCCGTAAAGATATAATCGTCATTATTCGATGTGGAGTCTGAAAATACTGCCGAGCCGAATACTTCATTTACCCCGTTATCATCTAGTGTAAAGTAATAATTATTAGGATCACTTGCATCCCCTCCTTGAAATTTTAAAGTCGTGCTAATATCTGTGCCAGCAGATACGACTGATGTATTGCCTACATTTTCACCCTTAATGGTAAAAGTGGTGTCCGAACCACTATTGGCAAAAGTTAGGGTCTTTGTCGTAAAATTTACGGAAGATAAAGTTTGAGTGCCATCTACTGATGTATCGAGGTCATCGATGTGAAAAGAATCACCAGGTATGAAAGAAAGGGATGGAGTGGTGCTTAAAACTACTGTGACCACATTACTCTGCCTCTGAGCCGATAAAATGATGTAAGGCAATCGAATTGAATTTGCACCCGAAGTGATTGAGCCAAACAGAGTCGATAAACCTTTTCGAGTCTGCCAAGTTCCATCTTTATTCATTCGTCCATTTTTCGACAAAGCAACCTCACCAGGCTTTAGCTGATTAGGCCGCAGTCGGGCATTCATTCGCAGAAAGAAGGTATCCCCCTCGGTAACGAATGGATCATCAAGTTTCCCATATGAACGATAGCGGCTCACTTCTTTTTTACCTCCTGGTAAATCTTTACCGCCATGTAAATGATGGTCATTCCACCGGCAATTATTCCGATAATTTCATGGTATGAACCGCTGATACTGGCAAGCGATCCCCCGAATCCAGCTAGTGCGGTGCGGTCCATTAGAAAAGCCAATCTAAAATTATGATACCAACGACTAGTCCTACAAATATGGTTACCATTTTTGCTTTTTTCGAGAGTGTTGAAAATTGCTGTGCGAGTAATTTAAAGTTTTTCATTTGTGGTCGGAGGGACGGACGGGGAAGGGAGGACGAGTGGCGTGTTTAATTGCTTCTGTTTGTGAGCATTGACGAGCAGTTCGTTTAGCCACAAAGATTGGGATTAGTAGGTATCCACCAAGTAATACTGCCGCTCCTGTGAGTATCTTTTTTATCGTTGCAGTGAATGCATCGAATCCTGTTTTATGCTCTTGCATACCTTGTGCGACTAAGGCACTCACATCTCCGTGACTAAGTGCCTCGATGGTTTCTTCTGCTTCTACGAGGGCATCTTTATTTTTAAGTGCTTCTCCAGCTAGTACTCCAGCACCAGCAGATAAACCGCCTACTACCGGCCCACCGATCGATCCGGCCGCACCCCCAGCCAATCCTCCCACTAGAGGGTAGACAGAGCGAAAACTGCACGAGGTCAGGCATATCGCCAATAGTATGATGGCGGTGTAGATCATTCGGGAGGAGTATCGCCAGACCACTCAGTAGTTGCTAGAATTTCTAAAATTTCAGAATGCGTGTATTGCGTTTTACCCTCTAGAAAACTAGGTGTATCCCCATTAAATTTGAGTACTACTTTTGTTCGGTTAATATTATACAAAAGCGTATTCGCTGATGTTTCTAATACTTCACTAAAATCAATGTTTAAAATTTCTGAAGCCTCTACGATTACATAATTTTTCATAATTTTATTAGTTAGGTACGCTAGCGTCTTGTAGGTCTACTCCATTGGCTGCTTCTAAGTCTTCACTACCAATTTGATCAGAAACGGTAGTGCCTGTGAACCCATCGCCCATTCTCCACCACCCCGTAGCATTATACCCACTAGAAATGTCGGTCACTCCAAGTCCACCATTATATATAGCTGTAACTTGCGATGAGGTTAAGCCTGTGCTATGGAAACTTATTTCGTCCATTAATCCGTCAAAGAAATAACCCGCCAGATTGTTCCAACCGAAGTTTCCAACATCTAGTGCAGTTGAGTTACTAATGCTACTTTTTTCGATGCCATTAATATAGACTTTTTGAGTGCCACTGGTTCTTTCTATGACGAGATGATACCAGTTATTTATTGCGTAAGCTGATGTTATATCAACCTGCGTTGACCACCCTTTTAAAGTCAAAGTACCACCACTGATGTATGCTCTCCCAGTTGCCCCTTTAAACAAAAAATCTTGCGTAGTCGACCGCGGGTAAAACCACATCGATATAGCTAGGTCAGTTGTGCCTAAAGTTATATAGCGATTCGTTGCTGATGTACCGAAATGTAAATGATCATCGACTCCATCAAAATCAGCTGAATAAGTATTTATAAAAGGTGCTGTTGAAGTGTCGCCTGAAATATAATAAATATCCGTAGCTATTGGGACTATTTTAATAACCCCATATCTTCCGATGGTAGCTACTTGTGAATTATATCCTTGGACTCCCACTCCAATACCTGCTGAAATAACTACCTTTCCCGAACCTTTTTGAACAACTTCACAGTTAAAACCACTTCCTAAACTAGACGGAATAGTGATGTAAGCAGTCGTCGATTCATTAACCACTACGACCTTCCCATTTTCTGAAGCAGTGAGAGTAAAAGCGAGAGGTGTTCCTGAGAAAGTAGGTGTGGTAATGCTAAGAAACGAACTTGGAGCAGGTAAGTTAGTTAACTGTGATCCATCAACTGCTGGTAATTTAGCAGAGCCGTCTAGTTGTATTATTTTACTAGCAGTTGTTCCTACATCTAAGATTGCCGCTGTGCCTAGTCCTAAATTTGTCCGACTCGTTGTAGCTGATGCAACATCGGATAAATTATTTGATGCGAGTAAATCTCCTTGCGGGGCGGCCGCTACCAGGTTGGCAACGGTTACCTTCTTGGTTGTTGCAGTTCCACTTACATCTACGATAGGTAGTACATCATCGGTTGCAGGCGTTGCACCTAACGCGGGTAATGCGGTTATCTTTTTATTCATTTTCTAATTGGGTTAAAATTCAAATTCTAAATAAGATCCGTCTTCAGTCTGTAGAAATGCCCGTGATTCTGTCAGTAGAGCATTGTTGACAATTGGGACTGGTCCGACTGCATTGTCCGCATCGGTGTCCCCAACGAGTAGTCCTAGACAGTTAAAGGGCATTATGCTTTGTAGGCTAAAAGGGCACCCGATTGGAGCTGATAGCTCGAACAGTTTCCGTAAATAACCTGTCCTTGTGCGAAGGGTGTAGCATCCGAAATTAATGCGGATACATTTTCCACATCCCCGACATATGCCGCTAAAACTGAGTCCTCAGTAAATTGAAGAGATGTAAAGTTACCTGAATGTGCCGCTGTGTCATTTGTGTAAAGGCTACCCCCCTGACCCATAGCATTGCTTATATTGATTGATCCTAGTCCCATAATTATGTTGTGGTTAAAATATTCACTCCGAAGCTGTAGCTCGGATATGTGTTAAAAGTTATTTTATTTTGGCCTTCCAGTCGCTCGGCTCTGTCCATTTCTAAAGCTAGATATTCCTCACTCCTCTGCTCTTCTTGCATGGCCGCCTCAGTCTGCCCATCCCCCCTCAGAAAGTCGGATAGGCATCCGGCAACCAGGTAGTTCATTAAAAACATTGGAACATTTTGTTCCTCGCCTGAATCTTTCCCGTACTCGGGACGGACTAAATTGCCCATTATGAATATTGAACTTTGTGTCGAATTGGCGGGTAAAACAACATACCCATTAATTAACTGAAAATCGATGAGTATGGCCGAGCGATCCGTAAGTGGGTTCTTATTGTATACTTTAAATACATCCTGAATATCCACCGCATTATCAATTTGAACCGCTTTATCGGCGGCTATTGGCGAAGTGGTGGCCGCCACTGTTTTTTCCACTAATGTCTGAAGCTCCGGCCATTTAATACGTGACCAAACTAAATCAGCGCGAGTATTTACAGCCTGTTTAAAAAAGAACTCATCCACGCTGGTTAACGAGGGTAACCCCGCCGCCATTTGGAAGCGTTTTTCTAAAGCTGTGAAGTCGATGGTTCGCATCTACTGAACATTTGCGATACCAGGATTAACTGGTTGACCGCCCGCTTGAATGTTGTGCCGCCGAAATTGGGAAGGTGCGCGATATTGTAAAATATCATTCCGATATTGGCGGCTCTGTTCACGGACCACATCGATTTCCTGTGCTAAAATCGCCTCCGCATTTTGACTTTCTAATTGAGCCTTTTCATTTTGCCCGTCCCCCTTTAAAAATCCGGAATACGAGGACTGAACCATGTAGTCGAACCATACATTTGGAACTTCCGAATTATCACCGCTATCATCTCCGTAGTATCCGGATGTGGCTGATCCACTATTTATCTCCGATCTGAGATCCTTCCGATAAGTAATAAAAACATTTACACCATTTAATACTGTAGGCTCAATAATTTTAACAGATGGAAAGCCGCCTGAATCAAGTTCAGTTAAATAAGTATACTCGTCAGGATATCT